TCTTGACTCCACGTCACGCCGTCGGTGGTGTACGAGGTCCAGATGCTAGGATCAGCACCAAAAACAGCATTACCAGTAAGTGAAACCAATTCCAGCTCATGGAAGATAAGGCCGTGGCTTTCATTGTACAAAATCATGGTTTCAAAATCCCAACCTGTAGTCTCGCCCCAATGGGATGAAAGCGTATCGGTCATGTATCCGAAATTTACACTTTTTGTGTCTCCAGCAATCCACTTATTGTAAATCCAGATGAAATTGCGAGCGCGGTACTGAGCTTTCCCCACCACACTGCTTGTCATTGTGTACCATACCGGGGTGCCGGCCTTAGCGGTTCCAGACCCATCAAAAGCCAGCGTCTGATCCGGTAGATGAACGTACATGTGCCGAAAGTCTTTATCGACCCGAGACTCCATTAAAACTTGAGAAAGCTGTTCTTCAGTGTATTCCGCAAGAATCTGATCAATTTCCCTGCTTGAAACTTTTTGAGCGATTCCACCATTTATCATCCAAATCGCCACTGACTCGTTTCGACCACTGCCCAAAAACACGATGGTATCCATGAACAAGCAGCAGGCATTCGTGCCCACAACGCCACGCTGAATCTGAGCACCTTCTACACGCTGAAACGGAAACAGGCTGCCGCCCACGTTGTTAAAAACCTCAATCGTATTGCGGTTCAGAGCGTAAACCTCGTTCTTGACCTTCATGAGAGCCACAATCGGGTCAGGGTCAGCTTCAGAAGAGCCGTACTTGAGTGGGTTGACGTTGAAAGGATTATCCAAATCGGTCACGATCAGATACGTCCCGTCGGTCGTCATAAAGTACCCATCCACCCACACAAAATCAATCACTGTCCCAAGATCGGTATCCGTGACCTGCTGAAGCCCGGTGCTGGGCCGATACAAAAAGAACTTTCCACCGGAAGCTACCGCCAAGTAATCAAACGAGTAATCAAAGGTGACAAGTCCTGTGCCGCCTACGTCTCCAAGCACTGTGACCACATTGGCGCTCGAAATCGACACCAGCTTAGTGCCCATGACGCGGTATAGAAGCCCGTTCCAGTTGATCGCTCCCCGATCTATGCCGGGGCCAGCGCCAAGAGCCACGATCCCATCCCCGGGGCGAAAGTATCCATCAGAGATACCTTCCTTTTGAATAATCGGTATCATGTTGCGCGGGTACTCCACGCGGAAGTCACCGATACCGTTTGTGTAGATACCGTTGAGGATCGGGATTTGCATTATTTACAGTTCCAACGCTTCAGACTGGCGGCTTTGCGAGTAGGCTTTCCGTGCTCGTCTTTCATAGGCCCCGGCATCCCGCTCATGCGAGCACAAAAAGACTTCTTGCGGCCTTCGTCAGCCTTGGTTTTTGGATGCGGTGCTGGGGCCTTGAGGTGGCTACCGGTAGCCGCATTGTACTTGGCTCGGCCCTTAGCAGTGAGGCCGGCGCCCTGAGATGCAGGTAGCTTTTCACCACGAGACACAGATAAGTTGACTTGTTTTTTACTCATTGCGGGTGAACTTGTTGTTCAAGAGCTGAAATTCGCTGTGCAAGTGCATCCAACTGCGCAGAAAGACCGGTGACCTGTCCCACTCCATGCGTGTGAGACGCCGGAGCAAAATCAGCTATGTTTGAAGTTAAAATGTCTCCACAGCCTAAAAAATCAATAGGCGTGTGTTGGTGATCAATCATTGCAGCCCCAATAGAAGCCGGGGTAATCGCATCAGGCCCACCTGTTGCGTGATCAGAAGCATGTGGGGTTGCAATAGCCTGAATCTTGCGAACGATTCCATTTTTAAGCTTTGTCCACAGAGATCCATTTGAGGGATCAATCAGAAGTTCCCTGGCTTTCACATCCGTCGGGCTTGGTGCCTGACCATCGTTCACTTTGTTGTTTATTAGTATTGTTGGCATATTTACAAGAAACCTCGCCGCCGGATAAAACAGCGGCGAGGCATGAATTGAATGGCTTATTAGCTATTACACCGAAGGAGCAGTTGTTGCTCCGAAGTTCAGTAACAACTCAGTTCCGGATACTGCCGTAGGCAGTGAAGGAACAGTGAAGCTGTTACTGTACAGAGCAGATCCTTTGACAATACGCAAGCCAGCAAGAGACCCTGAGAAGAATGCCTCACTGTTGAGCTTACCAATATCAAAGACGCTCGTGCTTCCAAATAGCTGCGTCGTAGTGGCCTGAAGCGCACCATTGACGAATACATACTTGGAACCAGAAGCCACCACCACTGCAACATGCTGCCATGTATTTAATGCAATTGGAACCATTGCATCGCTGGCCTGTGCATTATTCACATGCAGATTTCCATCTACATATACATGAATGTTCAAGGATCCAGGGCTGCTAATGATTGATTCGTAAGCATATTGTGTTGGTTTTACCCAAAATTCAATAGTCGAATCTCCGGCACTAATATCAAGACTAGAGTTTTGCTCTGTGCTCAAAGATCCAGTGCTTCCATCAAACATGGCAGCAACCACTCCATTGCCTTCATTGGACTGCGTTACAGTTCCGTTGAGTGTAATTGTGTGAGCTGCTACTGATGCATCACCATACCAGGGAGTGGAGCCACCGCCTCCACCCCCACCATTAAAACCCGAGAACGTGCCTCCATCGAGAGTGCTGTTCTCAGTGAGAATCACGCCCGAATCAGTAGGAACAGAACCCGCGCCAATAGAACCACCAGTGATGTTCACGTTATCTGCATTTTGTACAGACATCGTGCCCAAGCCAGCGATCGAGCTTTCTGTGCTGGAAAGACGGGAATCAAGATTCTGTCCTTCGAGCGTAGTAACACGGCTGCTTACTGAATCAACGGTGCTCTGAAGTGTGCTTTGAGCAGAACCAACAGCAGTGCTGATCTTGCTGTCAACCTCGCTCGAAGAATCTACTTCGAGGTTTGTGCGGGACTGTGCCGCATCGGCCAAATCACCAAGGTTTGCAGCTTTCTTTAGGGAAGCATCAGCGCCAGACTGTGCGGCAGCGGCAGCCGAAGCGGCGCTGTCAGCAGAGGACTGAGCAGCTTCAGCAGCACTCTGAGCGGTAGCAGCAGCGGTAACCGCGCTATCAGCCGTGCTCTGCGCGGCTGCCGCAGCAGTGACAGCACTGTTAGCGGTGCTCTGCGCTGCTTCCGCAGCGGACTGAGCAGTCGTGATCCGACTGTCAAGATTTTGCCCTTCCAGTGTAGAAACGCGGGAAGAAACAGAAGAAATGCTTGAAGCTAGAGCTGTCGCAACATCTTCGCCGCTTTTAAGAGCGTCGGCAATTTCTTTCAGTGTATCAAGCGTCGCAGGACTCCCATTGATCAGGGCTGCGATTGCTGAGTCTGTGTAAGCGTCAGAGGCGCTTTTGGAAGTGGCAATCTTGCCATCAACTTCAGAAGAGCTGTCAACACCGAGGTTTGTGCGAGCGGTAGAAACGCTAGCAAGATCACTCAGGTTGGAAGCAATCTTCAAAGACGCATCAGCACCGGACTGAGCCGCTGCCGCTGCACTCGTCAATGTGTCAAGTGCGTCTTGCAGACCAGTAACGTCGGAAATGACGTGGGAATGAACGGCACGAGCAAACGCACCGGCGCTCTCAAACGTCAGGATAGTGCCATCAGTCTTTTTGATGAACAGCTTACCATCAGCCGTGTTGAGCGCAATTTGCCGCAAAGGAAGCTCTGCGGACGTTGGTACAACGCCAGACGTGGCGCTGTATTTGAGCAGGAATTGATTAGCCATATTTTACTTTTTTTACCGAGGTTGATTGTTCACTTTTTCGTAAATCGTAAACTCATGGTTCGTTAGGCCGGAGCAACAAATCGCCCATCAATGTAGCTCCATCCAATGCCGGCGCCAGAATTTCCAACTGGAATCGTGTAACATTCAGATGGAGGCGTCCAAGGAGTCGCTCCATCCCAGACGATAACATTTTCAACAATGTTTAGGTTAGACCTGATTACTGCGTAATCCATTGATTAGAAATAGGTTGTAACAATAACGACTCCAGGGGCGCCGTTGCCTCCATTGCCTCCATTACCACTGCCTTGTGTTGCTCCGCCGCCTCCGCCGCCATGCCCATATCCTGAAGCATTTGCTCCGCTGCCGCCCGATCCAGATGCCCAAGCACTTGATCCACCTCCGCCGCCGCCTGACCCGTTAAATATAAGTGATGTGCCAGAACGAGTTATTGGAGCCGCTGGGCTTCCTCCATTAGCGCTGCTTGAAGCATTTCCGCCAGATCCTGCAATGGTATTTTGAGGATTTGTTACACTGCCACCATTATAAGGGGTATTTGTCGCAGAAATCCCACCTCCAGCAGCACCGCCCACTGGAGCATTCGCCGCGATAGATCCGCCTCCAGCCGACCCTGAAATGCTGCTGTTTGCTCCATTATTTTGGTTTGGAACGCCCCCAGATGCAGTTCCTGGTGCGCTAGTTCCACCATTTGCTGCTCCATTTCCTGCCCCAGTTGATCCAGCTTGAGCCCGTGCAATGTATGATGTTGATGCACTTGATGGGGCAACGCTTGAATTTCCGCCAGAAGTTGCCGCAGCTCCTCCATAAATTGCACCAGTACCGCTTGCTCCCACAGTTACAACATATGTTGTATCAGTCAGATCAGAAGCTAAAATTGAAGCTCGAGAATATCCACCGGCTCCTCCGCCACCACCGCCATAAACTGCTGTGCCTGCTGCTGCCTTCCCGCCTGCTCCTCCGCCGCCCCCGCCTGCTGTCATTTCAAATACAACATGCTTAGCGTTAGCTGGCTTTGTCCAAGTGCCACTTGAGGTAAATATTTGAACATCCGCAGTAGCGGCAGCCCCAATGTCACTGGGAGCCAGCGCATCCGTGCCTCCTGTGGCGTGCGTGCTCTTATGGGCCGTAGGAGTACGGGCATCGCTCAAACGCGAGTCATTGCCTTGGGCCGATGTTCCAGAAATTGTGCCATAAGACACAGCAAGGGTTCGATCTGCTGTTAAATCACCTCCACCAGTCAATCCTGTGCCTGAATTGATTGCGCGTGAAGATGGAGTTGCGCCAAGATTTGTCAATGCACTCCCTGCAGTTGTTGCACCAGTCCCGCCGCGATTTACGGCAATAGCAACTCCGTTCCACGTTGCACTTGTGATTGAACCAGCATAGTCGAGAGTATTGGTGCTCCAAGTTACATTGGAAGGAGCCTGCTCATGCCGTTCCCATGAACCTGCTGCTATGGCATTTGAAAGCAGAGACACTGCTGTAAAGCCACCAGAAGGAATAGATGCGACAAGCGTGCCTGAGTTGTTGTTGATGAGAATTGATCCGCTGCTCTGATTGTTGTTAAACAAATAGACAATGCCATTTTGAAGCGTAGTTGCATCAGGTAGCCTAATTGTCTGACCACCGGAACCTGTGACCAAATAGCTTGGAGCAGAAGCAACAGTCAGCACAACCTGAGTGCCAGATGCGACAATGCTACTAAATCCTTCAATAACAGAGTTTGCCGTGATATTTTGATTTGAATCTCGAACAACCACATCACTTGATACCGAAAGCGTGCGGTTCGCGCTCAGATCCCCACCACCAGTTAAACCTGTACCAGCAGAGATCGTGGTAGTAGAAGCTGGGGTTCCTAGCGATGTCCTAGCAGCCGCATTGTCTGCGGCCTGCATGAAATTGTCGATGTCTGTTGAGGTCGTGACATTAGCCATAGGACATTAAGGTCTGAGATAATCTGAGGTGCCGTCAGGGCGCTTGTATCGAGAAGTTCCATCTGGACGCAAATAAGTATTCGTCACCGGAGGCGGAGTTGATCCGCCGGCAGTAGCCGGAACCTTTGATCTGCGTCTGGAATAGAACCGTATCATTTAGAGTCCGCGTCCCAAGATGATATGCAGAGATCCGGTCCCACCGGGAGAGATGTAAGCCACGACGTTGTCGTCGAGCGTCTTCCCAAGAGAAACCTGAGAACCGGCCACAACAGGGTAGTCTTTGGTGCTGGCTGTCACAGTATTTGCCGATGACCCCACTCGAACGTACACAGTGGTTGTTCCAAGGTTTGTTAATACCAAAGACTCTGACGTGTTTGGGCCAAAATTAGTAGAAGCACTGGAAACTCCGGGAGCTACCGTGACGCCACCGTTGTAAGCGGGTTGAAAAGGGATTTGCATAGACGTGTTTTATTAAGCAACCCGATACCAATTTTTCAGAATGGGTTCAAATTTAAGAGTAAAAAATCCGTTTGCAGCAAGTGACGTAGGCGCTCCAATAACATTAGCACCGTTGCCATTTATGGTCAATGTTCCCACTGATTGCGTGCAATTAACAAGAACTTCTTGTGCTTCAAGTACATTCAAGACCGGAGGAAGCGTAATTGTACCCGTCGCAAAACCAGCAGTAGGTGTAATAATAAGCCAAACACTGTTGCTTTCAGATTCAATCAGAACAGACCAACCGGTGGAAGATGGAGCGAAATACTGGAGCGTTTTGACACTGCTAACAGCTCCGCCACCAAATTCAGGGTTGGCGTTGTTGATGTAATCTACCAAAGTACCAACACTTGCACGGTAATCTTGAGCATTGACATTCACCGCAAAATAAGTCGATGCGGTAATCTGATCCAGCAGTGAAAATCTCTCAATAGCCATATTACGGAAGGTTTTTGAACTGGCCCTGATCGTTTGGCAACAAAACAATAGGGTTTTCGTTGGGAATATCTACGAATACACGCTCTGTGCGCTTGTATCCAGCACCAAGTGGTAGAGTTCTGGGATATTGCATCTCAAATGGCATCGCGGCCTGCACCAAAAGCTGATCATACAGCAATTTGGCGTTAGCTTTAGTCTCTGAAGAGACTTGCTTGCCGTAAGAAGGCGCCAGACGCACCGCCAAATTTAGCACGAGAGCTTCATTTGCCTGCAATGGAGTGTCAATGTCCTGCTCCATGTGGCTGTTATTGGGCGAAACAGGCAGCGGATACCCGATTCTGATGTTCTTGGCGTACCAAGAGGCGACCATCATATCCAGACGGCGCACGGCGCTCATAAGTTGATCAGGGGTTAGGTCGAAAATATACGACGCAATCCCGATCTCCTCAAATGCCTGCTCCAGAATCTGTTTTTTGGTCCAGCCCATGTTATTTCTTCAATGCGTCTTCAATTAACTGCGAAAGTCTTTTGTCAGAATAGCGACCATCAAACTTAATTCCAAGCTCAGTAGCCTTAGTTTCGAGTTCTTGCCGTGTAGGTGGAGCGTTATCGTCCAATACAGGTTCAGAAACAGGCTTTGCAGGCTCAGAAACAGGGGTTGCCGCAAAGGTCTTTGTTTTCGATGCAGCAATTGCGTCTCCATGATTTAAAAACCAGCCTTCTGAAAGCTTCTGGGACAATTCTTCAACGGTCTGAACTGCCAAAAGGTCAAAGGTTCCACCATTTCCTTGATGCTTGCCTTTGCCTTTGTAAACGAAAGCAGGAAACTCATTCATTTCTTGAGTTTACCCATTGGTTTGCCTGCCGATGCCTTGGCTTTGCGAGCCGTGCTTAAAGCGATTGCAATTGCTTGCTTCTGAGGCCGTCCGGCGTGCATTTCCGTAGAGATATTCTTGGAAACCGTCTTGGGTGAGTAACCTTTTTTTAGTGGCATAAAGACTTGATACACAAAGGGGAGAGCGGAGTCAACCGCTCTCCCCCAGTGAGGCTAGGTTTAGGCAGACTGATTGAACAGGATAATCCCGCTCATTTCAGGCTGTTTGTTCACAACCCCGAACAGAGTATCCAGACGGTACTGAATCTTCATCGTGTTGATGTTGTAGAACTTCTGCATAACCAGTTCAATGCCCTGATCGGTGGAAGCGCGGATTACGTTTACACCGGCGTCAGAAGGCACTGCATAGCGCCCTGGCAGGATTTCAATCGCGTCTTTCTGCCAAAAGCAGTTGATGTAGGTAGCCGCCGTGTTGAGCCACACGATCGCGCTGTTAGACGCCTTCGTGTTGACAACGCAATTCTGGTACTCGACTTCTGCGCTCGTTGGTGAAGCCACCTGAGCAGAGATGATCGGAGGAGTGATCTGGAGATGCGTGCCGTCAACCACCGCAACAACGCGGAAGGTCTTGAGCTGGCCAGTGTCACCCTTTGTGATGTGATGCACAGCATTGACCGCCGCGATCGTGAATGCATCACCAGCAGCAACGTTCGTCGTGCTGGACACCGTGATCGTCTGGAAGCGGTTGTCCACGTTGAGGCGCTCGCTTGTCGTAGGCGAAGTCGTAACGGACTTAGGCACCCAGTAGTTGTTCGCGGAATCGCGTGTATCAATCGTGATCGAACCACCCGCAGCAGCACCGATACGGTTCGCGTAATCGAGCTTGTAGGTGCCAAAACTTGCGACTTCACCAATGAAGGATTTGTCGTAAGCGGTGAGGGCTTTTCCGGCCAGCGTCTGACGGGAAGCCAGATTGCTTGCCATCCCATTGTAATCACGGGTTGAAAGCGCCAAATAACGCTCTTCGGACTGTACGCCCTGCTCGTTGAAGATAGCTTCAGCCTGAGCAACGTCATCGTAACCGGTGGCCGCCGTGGTACGCTTGACAACAAGCGATCCCAAGGAGGAAGCAACACCGAGAGTTGCCACGTTGATGTCAGAGGCAAGCTTCTGCTTGGCTGCATTGCCGAGGCGCTGCTCTTGGAGAGCGTCACGCAATTCAGTTGCAGTCATGATCCAAGGCACGGACTTGTTGAAGCCGATCGTCGCTGGGATGGAGAGCTGCGTGTAGTCCGAGAAGTTCGAGGTCATATCAGTGCCCGAGAAAGAGCGGCTGATATAAGGCTGCGGCCTCCAGATCGTGTTGTTGGTGCGTTCCATCATCGTCTGGTCTGTGTTGTACAGAGAGACGTTGCGAGACATGACAAGAGCGTCTTGGAACCCTTCGAGAAGGTTTTCAAACGCCACGCGCTCTTCTTTAGAAAAGCTATTGTAAGAGATTTGACCAGGCATAATTTATTGAGATTTTAACTGCTTTTTAAAAGCGAGAACTTTGGTGTAATCCCCGGAGCGTGCCGCTTCTTCACGCAACCGATCCAACTCTTGGTTGGATGTACCGGGATTTCCATTGGCTACAATTCGTTTTTCGGGAGGTGGGAGGTTTTTGCGAGTCACACTCAGTTGCGTTTCGAGCTTCGCTACCGCAAACGCGAATTGCACCGGATCAGTGATCTCTGCCAGTTCCTTTGCCTTCTTTGGGTTTTTGCCAAGGGCATAGACCATTACGGCGGGGTTCTGGGCGCCCTGAAGAATAATACCCTGTTGGGTCACGCTCAGATTCTCGAGAACTGTCTCCTCGGCATCTTGAAAATCAGATACTTTTAAGCCAGTCTTGGACTGGTTATAGCCTTCCAACTTTTTCTGCCAGGATTCCTGCTCGGATTGCTGCTTGGATCGTTGCTTGGCCTCATGCTCATCAGCCTGACGCTTTCGCTCAAACCATGCCGCAAGTTCGTTCTCGAACTTGTCTGAGTCGTAGTCGCATGCTTCAAGTGTAGGTTTTTTGCCAAGGACAACAGGATTATTCTCTGGTGCCGGTAAAACCATCTTGAGCTTTTCCTCCAGCTCACGCTTCTCGCGTTGTAGCTCTCGGTAGCTTTTCCTCAGGTTCTTCACCCATTCGGGTGCTTGCTTCTCTTCCTCTTCGGGAGGTGGCGATTCTCCTTTGATAGTGATTACAACTTCTTCTCCCGTGTCCTCCGTCTGCTGCTCAGGCTCCCCCGTAGGGGCCTCTGGCGTTGCGATTGGAGTGATTTCGGGTTCTGTTGTTGCTACGCTATCTTCTGCCGGTTCGGTTGTATTCATGGGTGAATTTCCCCCAAAATGCAAGCATTATTGCATCTGAGGCGCCGGCTGGGTAAGCCGGTCAGCCAGCGCAAAGATCCGTTCTTGATCTGCCATACTGACTTTTGAAAGTGTCTCCGTGGTCTTGGCCCGCGTCTCTTCGGCTTTTGCGACCGAGAGAATGCTATCAGCGTGCGCCTTGGCGGCCTGCGCAATGGCCTGTTCAGACGCCGCCTGCAAGTACTGCGCTTGTGGGTCTGGACCTGCTGCTTGGGCTTCCTGAGCGAGCTGCTGGGCCTCTGTGTCGGTAGGCTTAAGCACACCCATCTTCAGAAGCTTGTGACGGAAATAATCGCGCACGTCGCTAATGCCCTCACCCTCCATGTTGAGCATCGCCATCGAAGACAGTACCTGAGTCATCTCAGGGTCTTGCGTGAGAGTCATCATGTCTGTAAGAGCCCGTACCGTAGCCTGCCGCTTGGTGGCACTTGCCGGTCCCACAAGCACCTCCACGTCGTACTCGGCATCCGAAAGGTCGTTCTCGTATTCAATCTCGCCCTCGTCGTTGACGACGGGCTTCATTAGCTCCACCGGCTGCATCTTGCCGCTTTCGGTCACTGACTTCATTTTGCGCCCCTGCTCGACAAAGATGTCGCGTGCGATAGAAAGCCACACCTCCCCGCACCGTTTAATGGATTTTGCCATGTTTGACATGTACACAAAGGTCTGCATGTCAAGACGTTGCTGGATAAGCTCAACGGTTTTACCGGAGAGGTGTGAGACCATTTTATCTCCCTGCTGGGGGGAGCCAAGGATTTCCTGCATGTCAGACTCGGTAATCTGAAGCAATGCCGCCATCGAAGGCGCAATCGAGGGCGGTTTTGTGTACGCCACAGGTCCGCCAGGGGCGGGATTGCCGTTGGCATCCGTGATCGGGTTGATCAACAGGTAGGGATAGTTCTTGAGGTTGTCCTCAGCCCACATGAGCTGGTGCCCAGCGACCTGCTCAGGGAGCAGAATGGGCTTTTCCATGGCGGAAAGAGCCGCAATCTCGCCCAGCTTGGAGAGCTGCATGTTCTTAAGCCGCTGCGCGTCTTTAGCAAGCCGCACATGGCCCATGCAACGCTCCACATTGTCCACAAACCACCGCTTCCCGTACACCGGAATAATCGGAATGTTCTTTCCAGCAATGTAGCCGCAATCCTCGAGGATTTTTGATCCGGACATGATGTACTTGTGGACCTTCCTCGTCTTAACCTTCTTGCGGCGCACTTCCTTCCAGCCGGTAGCAAGCATCTGCTCTTCCTTCATCTCAAGCTCATCAGGCCGCAAAGCTTCTTCCTTGCCGTCGATGCTGCGGTAAATGCGGATCTGCTCGGAAACCTCTTCGACCTTGTAGTACTCCGCGACGTACACCACACTCGGTGTGTACCAGTCAAACTGGCTGCGCGTGATGGTTTTCGGCCACGTCGATGGGTCCTCATGGAACTCCGCCTTAAAGGCGTCGTAGGTCATGCTGGTAAGCACAAAGCAACGCTTCGCGTCAGCTTTGTCTTGCCGCTTCGCCCCTAAATCAAAGTACACACTGGTGTCCGCGTCAAAGATCGGCTCAATGCAAATGCGCTGCTTGTCGTCCTCAGGGTCTTCGTCGTTAGAGTACTCGGTTCTGAGGCGCCATGCGCCGAAACCGCCCATTACCGCTTCTTCAAAGGCGTTGTCGTAAGCTTCTTCCGCTCCGGAGGACTGCTCGTCCGCCCTGTAAAGACCGGCACACGTCTCCGCCAGCTTGTCGTACTCTTCGCCTTCGCGGGAGACAAACGCCACGCTGATCCGGTTATTGCGGTACTCATTAATAATCCGCTGTACCGCCATGTGGACCTTATTGACCTCAAAGCGGGGCTTGTTCTCAAACTGGTTCCCAAGCGGTCCTTCCCACTGTGCGCCCGTCAGCGAACAAAACCGCCGGTCCTGAAGGCAGTTCATCCGCTCCTGATAAAGAGAGCTTTGAATCTGATCAAACTCAATACGGGCCTGCTGGTGGACTTCAAAGAGGTCAGAGTCTTTCATCGCTTGAAAAAGTTCATAATCGGCATAGTAAGCATACTGCTCTTTTTGCCGGAATACTTGCCGGGAATCGCAGCTCTATTTAAACCACTTACCATTAAATACCGTGTCGCGTCCATCAAATGATCGTTTTCCTTCACGACTTTACCCCGCTCATCCCGCCGGTAAAGCCGGAACTCATTCAGCCAATTTTTCAGGCTCGGAAACACTCGAAGCTTCCCAGCAGACATCGCCGTCCATACCGTGTAAAGCCCACTCTCAACCGAGTTCTGTGCCGGAGTTATATCCAACCCATGCCGCCGGTAAATCCCAAGCAACTGCTGCCCGTCAGTCTGCGCTCGACCGCGACTGGCTGGATCGATTACCCCCGGCATCTCGCCACGGGCTCTAATGGCCTCCGCGTGAATAATCGGCTCCGCCTGCCCACGGTAGTACTCCGAGTACAGGTAAGTCACGTTGCTGTCCGGGTTCGTCGCGCCCCACACCACCGCCGTGCGGTTCCAACCCACGTCCATCCCAAAACACCGCCGCCAGTGCTCAGGGATGTTGAACTCCTCACAAAGAATCTCGCTCTCCGGCACCGGATAGATCGCACCCGCTCCAAGCTGGGGAATTCCTTTTGAACGCGCATCACGCTGAAAAGGCGGAATGCTCGCCCACAGCTCGTCTTTCTGCTGCTGGGAAAGATGCGGCACGTCGTCCCAAGTGGCCATGCCCACGTACTTGCTACCTGCGGCTTGCTCTTGGATCTCGCCGTTAGGCATGAACGACATGACCGTCTCGCTCAACCCCATCAGCGGCGTAAACGTCAGCATCGTCATGCCGTTGTTGGTCATCGTTCTTAGCAAACACTCCGTGTACACATCCAGAGGCGGCTCTTCATCGAGCCAGATCACGTCTTGCTCCGATCCTTGAAACGCTTCACGCCGCTGATCGTAGGACTTGAACACCAGCCGAGATTCCCCGCCGGAGACGTGCTTGACCGAGATCGTCTCGATAGCCTCCGCTACACCGGCCTTGGCCGTGGTCTTGATGAGATCCGCTTTCGGGATCAACCCCGTGCCGAACTCTCCGGGTGGTCCCAGTAGCTTCATCTGCAAAATGTCACGGGTCGTCTTCCCCGTATCTCCCGCCGCCCAAGCGTTGATAGGCCGATCAAACCGGCGGCCCACCCACCACTCAGGGTACTTGCCGGTCATGTGCAATACTATTTCGTACCCACCGATACTCTCGGTCTTCCCAATACGGTTCGCTGCCATCATCAGCCGCTCGCGGTACCGTGCCCCTGCCGCGAAGTACGCCATGTGCTTGGGGTAGAGGCTGCGCTTGAGAGGCCCGTCCTCAGGGTAGTACGTCCCGATCTTGCGCTCGCGCTTGCGCCGCAGCGTCTCCTCCAGCAGGAGCGTCAGCTCCAGCCGTTGGTCTATGCCGTCAAGAATGTCGCTCATGTTTAATGTAAATCCCGGACACCCGCACACGCGGGGCCGGGAGTTTTCCACGCTCGTTTCCACCAACCGCCCGGTTAGTTAGGGTTGAAGCCGCACGCTATGACGCGCTTCAGCGCGTAGCAAGCTTTTAAATTCCTCGAGCGCCTCAGTGCCGCCGCTCTGCGGCGTCCAGCCGCTGACCTGCAAGGCTTTAGCTAGGAGCATCGCTATCTCCTTCCAACGCTCCGCACGCTCGCCTGCCGTGACCGCATCCACGGCGAGACGCAGCGCGTCGACGCCGCTGTCCAAATCGTAGTAACTCATACCCGTATCACCAGCACCTTGATCTCGGTGCCGTCCGCCTCGCCGTCCTCGATCTCGAAGGTGTACTCCTCGTAGTCCATGCCGCGCTCTGCCGCGTTGCACGCGAGAGCGTGCGCGAGGGCGGCGGCGTCGTCAGGGGGGTTGGTTTGTTCTATATCTGGGTCCATTGTTCTGCCATCGCTTCCGCGATGCCTCGGTATGTTGTTGATCTAATCTTCCAGCGGTCTTTGCTGGGCGGTAGCCGGTTCTGGCCGCTTGCCGTTTGATTCTGCCATCTGCCGGTGTCTGGTAATGACAATATGTCGGTGGGCATAAGCACCGGTAGGCATTTCAACCATAGGCAAGTCGCCTTAGACTCGGGATGCCCAAACTGCCAAGGCTGGATGGTCTGGTCTGGCTTACAGATACGGGTGGAGATGCAGCCAATTGGGTTCTCAATGGCGATGCGCTTGATAGGTGCGTTCATCAGGAACTCCACGAAGCGGAGGGCCTCCTCGGTCTGAGCCGCCCGCTCAGGGCGCTTCTTGTTCCAGTGTAGGCCGCTAGAGCACAGATAGGTGCAGGGTGGGTGCGCGACCATGATGTCCCAGCCGTCTGCGATGATGTCGCTCACGTCGCCTTGGTAGTGAGGACCAGGGGCGTCGGAGGGCAACAGGTCACAGGAGACGGCGTCGTGGCCTCTGGCGCGGAACGCGTCTCGGACCGTACCACTGTACTCGCAAGCTATCAGTATTTTCATGTGCCGGTAGCCCTATCCCTCCGGTGGAGTCCCGTCCAGAAAAAAGCAGGGGGTACCCCTCTGGGGTGATGGGGGTCTCTGGGGTGTGGGGCGCCCCAAGGGCGACTGTGGAGGGACCTCGACTTCCACTTCTTAGACGGCGGCGGCTGGGGGTGATCGGGGCCCGACCACTACAGGTTGTGGTGTTCGGTCCGATTCGGCAACTCCATATGACGTGTATAGTATTGACCTATGTGGAAGTCTCTGGCTTTGTGTCACTTACAACAGGAGCCTGCACGGCCTCCACCGCTACCTCGATCACCGGACCTGACGGCGCCATCAACCCTTGGCGCTGAGCATCAGCGAGAGCCCGAGCGGTACGCGCCTCGAGCTGTGCGTCAGTCAGCTCGGTAAGCGCCGCGAGCAGCGGACTACCGTCTGCATTGGCCAGCTTGGTTGGCAATAGTTTGGAGAGGAGCGCGCAGAACGTACGCGGATCGGTCCTGCCAACGTGCTCGAGATACGAGGCGCCGCCGAGTTTATTAAACGCGTTCTCTATGGCATCACGAACGCTAACAGTTAGTGCGTTCTGCATTCCTTTCGGTCGTCCGGGTCCCGCTTCCGTGAGTCTATGTGATGCCATTTGTTCGTTCTGATTTCTTCCTGATTTGAAATCAGACTCTACCCCGCCACGTATTTCTCACGCACTATTTTTTTTCATGCGTAAAATCCACGCACACAATCACCTGCACTCTGTACGCAAAAAAAACGCAAAATATTTCTTGCGTCCACTCTGTGATGTGCTTAGATTGTGCGTACTCCAAACGGAGCAACCCTACACAAAAAAATGAAAACCACCCTGTCCACCTCCCAAGCCGCTAACCTACTTAAAGCC